CCCATTCAGTTTTGGGTTGGCCCTTGCCAGTGGTGGAAGAGGTATCCGACCAGGAGGTCTCGCGTTTTTTAGCCGGACCTCAATTACGAAGCGACCTAAATGGTTTCGCTAAAGAACACCAGAGAAGGATGCTCCGCAAGGCATTCGCTGTTCCCGGAGCACATGGATGGGCACCACCCGGTGCGGGCAAGACGTTGGTGGGATTAGTCTATGCGACAGGCGTAGCTCCCACGGGAATCAAACTTGTCATCACTAAGGCAGCAGCCCGAGGAACATGGGCAGAGCAATGCAAGAGGTACACCACCCTTGAGCCTGTCCTTCTCATGGGCCAGACTTCTAAGAAGATTCTTCCTGACCCAACGAAACTCTACATCACTGCGTGGGAAACTCTGAAGTTCTGGGTAGATGCAATCATTGAGGCTCGCCCTGCGGTTGCAGTGTGGGATGAGATTCACTGGCTGCGTCGCCCCAAACATACCAAGGCGACTATTCAACCAGACGGGAGCGTTCGTTTCGAGGGACTTGGAAATAGTTTAGATGCTGCCCGGAGGATTGGTGCGGTTGTTCCTCGTAAGCTGGGACTCACGGCTACTCCTATTCCTGGTAGAGTTCGCGACTTGTGGACTCAACTCGATATCATTGAGCCGTGGCAGTGGGGGAGCTTCCACCAGTTTGGCATTCGATACTGTGGTGGCCAACACAATGGCTATGGCTATGAGTATGTAGGGATGAGTAATCCTGAAGAACTTAAGGCACGCCTCCGAGGAATAAAGATTCGAGTCTCTCGAGATGAAGTAAACAAACATCTGCCCAAGAAGAGAAGGGAAGTCATTCGCTTGGGGATTGGAGAACAAGACAAACCTTCTGCTATGAAGCGTGATCTTGCTCGTGCCCAGAAGGCATTGAAACGCGGGGGAGAAGAAGCTCGGGAGAGTTACTTCGAGACTCTCCTTATGGAAGCCGCCTCCCGTAAACATTCTTACATTGAAGGAAGAATACTTACCGCCCTCAAATGCAAGCAGAAGGTCACTGTTTTTTCAGGGAGAAGAATTGACTGCGAACGCTTGGCTGCTCGCCTAAAGAAAAGCGCTGACAAGATTCAGGGGTGTGGAATGTGGTGGGCTCATGGTGGAACAGATCCTTCTGACCGAGACAAGATCCGCCACGAGTACATGGCTCACCCAGGCCCTTGCTTACTTGTTGGAACTGGTGATGCCTGGGGAGAGAGTGTTGATCTACAGGACACAGATCTCGCGCTCATCTCTATGCTTCCTTGGACTCCTGATAAGATTATCCAATGGGAAGGAAGATTCTCTCGCCTCGGACAGAAACGAGCCGTCCTTGTTTCCTATGTGATTGCGCGGACAACAGCAGACGAACATGTTGCTGACCTCCTATTAGATAAACTTCCACACGTTGGGGAGATCGTAGAGGATGCAGCAGCGGAAGAGATTGAAGGAGCCCTCGCGGGCGTCGATAACACTGAAGGCGCAGGGGAACGTCTCCTCCAAAGGGTAGCACAGTTGACCTCCCCTTGACATTTAGCGGTAGCCACTCGGCTCTCACTCGACTATACTATAAGGACAATAGACAAATGGAACAGGCAATGAAATTATTAGACGCAGGCCCCTCCGAGAGGGGTTGGCATCGGATCGAATCTGTGATCCGTTGTCCCAGATTATTCGCGTGGAGAGAACTCGGAGGCAAGCGCTTCAAGATCTCTGCTCCCTTAGTAAACGGATCTTTGATTCATGTTGCCCTTGCGCATCATTACCAAAGACTCAAAGAAGTACAGTCCGGGGGGAATCCAGATGATTGGCTTCTGCCCGAGGATGCAATCGTTGCGCTTGCAGAAAAGAATGCAGACGAGTCTCCCCTCTGGATGTCTGCCATTCCTCAGATACAAGACGCTTACTTTGCTTACAGACACAACTGGCACTTTGAAGAGTGGAAAGTTTTAGAAGTAGAGAATCAACTCAAGGCTCATCTTGGGGAAAAGAAACATCTCTACACCCAACGAGCAGACCTCACGATTGAAGATGTTCATGGAAGAGTTTGGATTGTTGACCACAAGAGCGCGTACCGTTTGAACTCAAAGACTCTCCGCCAGCATATTCTTGACGGACAGTTCGTAGGGTATCAACTCTTTGGGAAAGCCAAGTACGGAGAGAGATTCGCGGGAGTCATGGTCAATAGAATCAAACTCTCGAATCCCTTTGACTTTGATAGGCGTCCTCTCGAGCCTGCGCCTCGTGCGCTCAAGTGGTTCGTCAATGTGATTGAAGAGGGAGAAAGAAAGATAGCCCTCTTTGATGGTAAACCGATTGAAGAGTGGCCGATGGCTCTCAGCAACCAGACTTGTTTCGGGAAGTATGGCGCTTGTGATGCTTACGATCTTTGCCGCTTTGGAGATGACTAATATGTTTTTCAATCAAGCAGATACATGTCTCGTGGATAAGATAAACTTTCCCCTCTGTCTCAAGGTTTTCGACCTTGTGTGCCCGAAGGAGGAGAGAGAAGGAACAACTCTCCTATTCGTTACCAATGCTCAGGGTGCTTCTCACTCAGCTTCTTCTAACCGAGATTCCACAGACTTCTGCTACCATGAGTTCGATACTTATACGCACAAGTTTCTACCCTACCGAGAGAAAGCACGCTGTACCATCGCTGACTTTTCTCATAATATATCGCAGGAGATTCGGATAAAGACCAAGGCTTCTCGTCGATGTGAGAAAGGATACATTCTTTTCGGAGCAGTAAAGCTTTTGGAACTTGAGTCTGAGTTAGCGGCATTAGTTCCTTCCCAGGCTGAGGAGATCCTGTCCACTTTCTTTCAGAAAATACTCGACAGATCTCCCCCCTTCCAAGCTTCCCCAGAAGAACTCCGAGGCTGGAACTCTTTGCAAGCCTTACAGAATCCCTTGAGGCTAAAAAGGAAAACTATATCTGAACAAGGTGAACCCTGTTCTGAATGCAGTGCCTTCAGGCCAAGAGTGGATGGGACGACCCATTTGGGCCCAAGAATAGATGAGGCGGTCCATTTGGGGCGTTGGTCCTGTTCTGATTGTACGGGGGATAGGAACGCATGATTCTACTTAAGATTACCAAGAAAGAAAAACCTGTCATCCTTGAAGCCCTCCACTTCTTTGGGGGAGAAATCCAAGCTCGAATGAAGACAATGGGCGAGGACAACGACCTTGAATCCTGGGCCGAAATGCTTACGACAATCGATCAGATGATTGACGTAATCAAGTTGACCGATCAGAAACCAGTGTGTTAGCTTTTATAAACCAAATGTGTGTGAGGAAAAATCGATGCCTAAATCAAACGGCGCTTCTAATGGAAGCAATGGCCGACATGATACTATTGTTGGGGGCGTATTCATCTGCCTCTATGGGCCCAGTAAGTCTGGGAAAACAGTTGCTTCCGCAGCAGCCGGAGCAAGAGGACTCTTCATCGGAGATCCCGCAGGACTCCTTTCTGCCCAGAGGTTTTTAGGACTAAAAGATCTAAAGATCGCTTCTGCAAAGCTTGTCCCTGAAGCTACCGCTGCGATTGAAGCAGCCGTGTCCGCTAAGAATCCTGTCCCCTCTATTGTTATCGATGACTTCTCCCTGATGGTAGAGTCTACGATCAACGAGTATGAAACCTCTAAGGGTCGAGGAGGAATGTGGTCCGCACTCACACGAGATGTTCTCGCTTGCCGAGATGCTGCGCGTGCCGCTACGGCCCGGGGGATGATTGTTATCTTCAACTGCCATGAGCAGCCTCCTCGTACCAGCAGCGGTAAGTTCGTTCGCGGTGGTCCTTCTCTGCCCGGTCAGCTCCCAGAAAAGTTCAGTGGCATGGTCGACGTGATTGGCCGAGCAATGTTCGAACCTACCGCTGCTCCTTGGAAATACCAACTCTGTTTCGAACCTCAAGCAGACTATGTTTCGGGAGATAGACTCTCTGTCTTTCCTGGGATGGCTCCCATGAATATTGCAGAAGGTCTCCGTGCTGCTGGGTATACGATTGAGTATCCCAAAGGTCTGGAATGGATCAATACAGTAGCCGAGACTCTTTCCGTCAAGATCCTTGAAGCAGGGATTGAGAACTGGTCTTCTGTTCTAAAGGAAGCAGTAGAGAAACTCCGAGAGAAGAGAGACATTGCTCACATCCGTTGGGCTCTCCAAGATGGCTTACATCGAGCGACTATCCGATATCACGAACAAGTAGAGGCTCTTGAAATCTTCTCGAACCCAATCGAAGAAGAGGAATCTCTTTTCATTTAGTGGGTCGGGGATCAGGTTTGGGTTTTCCTTTGTCCCCCATTCTTGGTTCTCGGCTCCATCCTTCCCACTCGCGTGTGTGTTGTGGGTTTTCACCCCCAGACTGACTTAGGAGTCACAAATGTCTGTAACTATTGAACTTGATTTTACCGGCCACACCCCTGCGGGTGCTGGTATTGGTTACCTTGAAACCGGCCTTCATACGGCCAAGATTCTGGAGTTTCGTCATTACGAAGACTCCAATCGCCTCCTCGTCTATATGATGACGAATGGCATTCGCCATAAGGACAGCTTTTCTTTGTCCACCAAAGCTATGCCTTTCCTTATGGGATTCCTGGTGTCTGCTGGAGTGCCCGAGAATAAGCTCAAAGGGAAAACGAAGTTCCCATTTAGTAAGCTCACGGGTAAAGCGATTTACTTCAACTACGTCGCTCCTACTATGGGTGCGAATGGTCGTCCGGTTGAGGGAAGCTATCCTGATTACCGCTATGTCAATGAGAACTACTTCACCCAAATGAAGAAGTCTCTGGCTGATCCTGCTCCAGATAACTTCAAGATGGCTGAGGAAACTCCTGCCGCTAAAGCTCCTGTGAGTAATGGAAAGGCTGCTCCAGCAGCGAAGCCTCCCTCCTCGGATGAGTTTGAGTTCCTGCTGGATTGATCCCTATGGCCTGCTGGTTTTTCTTGGGGAAGGATCAGAAAACGACAGTACAGGGAGGCATGACTGTGGCCCAAACAGATGCCTCAACTTTTCCCGGAGAGTGGTGGGATTCACAAAACTTAGGGGTATCCAATCCCCGAACGATTCGTGTACCGGCCCCCCACCACTCTCCACCCCTTTAGCCCAACAAGAACATGCCCAACTTCTGCTCAAAATGCCCCATGCGTTCCGCTGGGACTGAAGATCCTGTAGGCTCCGAGAGCCATGCAGATGATCGAGTAATCATCCTTGGAGATGTGCCCGGGATTCACGAGACCGTTGAGGGCCGACCCTTTGTTGGTCCGGCGGGGATGGAACTCCAGCGAGCGCTCAACTCTCTCGATATCAGAAGAGACGAATGCTACATTGCAAATGCCCTTCTGTGTCGTCCGCCCAAGAATGACCTTGAAGCCCTGAACATCAAGATCTCCCGTCAGAATAAAAGAAGACAGAAGAGGGCAAAGGAAGAGAAGACAGAAGCCCAGGTGATTCAGAAGCCCCTTGAAGCCTGTAAAGGAAGACTCTACTCTGAGCTTCAAGCTACTGGAATCACAGACATAATCTGTTTAGGGAAGGCAGCAGCAAAGATGATTCGAGGTGGCGATCCCTCTATCATGAGTCTTCGGGGTGGGTGCGAAGAGGTGGTGGCACCATGGGATTCGAGTATTACTCTCCGGGTCGCGTATGCGATGCACCCCTCAATGGTTCAGAGACAGATGGCTTATCAGGATGTCTTTCGCCATGACCTCGCTAAGGCGTTCCGATTCTTTGAAGGGAAGCTCCGCTGGGAAGATCCCCTTATCGTTCGTCTGAATAAGTATTCCGAGATCAAGAAATATCTCCAGAAGTTCCAGGCAGATGGCAAGCCTCTTGCATACGACCTCGAGACTGACGGCATCAATCCCCTCACGGCAAACGTTCGATGCGTTGGAATCGGAAGTGAAGATGAAGCCCTGATCATTGAGATCCGGAGCATCCATGGGCACCTACTCGTGGAGCCCGAGGAAGAGGAGAAAATCAAGAACCTCGTCCGTGAGTTCTTCGACCGTCCAGGCGTCCCCATCCTCGGGCATAACGCTGGTCAATATGATCGGCTTGTGATGGAGCAGTGGTTAGGAGCTACGCCGACTTTGACCTGCGATACTATTATCCTACATCTTCTCGCTGACAATGAACTTCCTCATAACTTAGGATTCGTCGGCTCTTTCTACACAGATAATCCTGAAGCATGGAAGGCAAACCACACAGCAGTTCAAGCGAAGACGGATGAAGAACTCCACATCTATTGCGGGAAAGATGTTGCCGTCACGGCGCGGATCGCGCGTCCTCTTGCCCGGGATGTTCAGAAAAGAAGACAGACACACTTACTTCCAAGGGAGCATACTCTCCAGTCTCTCGGCTCAATCATGCAGCGGAATGGCATTGGCGTTGATCTTGACCGGGCAACTGAACACATGATCACCTTAGACGCAGAAGCAAAGAAGCAGTTGGCTCTCTGTAGAGAACTCACTTCTCCCAGATTCAATCCACAGAGTACGCGCCAGATGGCGAAACTCTTGTTCACTGACTGGAGTTTAGCTCCACACCATTACTCTGAGAAGACAGGCGATCCCTCTACAGATGATGAAACTCTCCGGACAATGATTGTTCACTATGGTTTAGGGGAGGAGAAGACACAGTTCCTCCGAGCCGTGCGGATCTACCGCAAGATGACGAAACTCCTGGGAACCTATGTTCGACCTTTAGTGGAGAACAAGACACTTCGGATTCACCCCTCATACAATAGGCTTCCTGCTACAGGACGATACTCCTCCTCAAACCCTAATGCCCAGAACATTCCCTATCTTCTCCGAGACATCTACATTGCTAAGGAAGGGCACGTTCTTGTTGGGGCGGATATGGATCAGTTGGAACTAAGGCTTATCGCAGAGGAAGCGAATGCTCGGCATTCGATCAAGGTTATTCGAGAGGGACTTGATCCCCACAATGAGACAATGGAGATTGTATATGGGAAAGGAATCTGGAAGCTCGCAGGAGCCCCGAAGGATCGTAAGGAGAAAGGAAAAGGAACCTTCAAAGCTACCCGAGACATCACTAAGAACACCCGCTACGCTTGGCAGTACGCTGCCTCCACTAAGCGAATTCATGAGCAAATCTGCTCAGTAGAAGATGACAATGGGGAACTGATTTACGCCCACCTTTCCGTGGAAGACGTTCGTCAGGTGGTTGAAGGACTCAAGCGAGCCGACCCAGAGATCCCGCGCTGGTGGCGCATGACGGAGAATCGCTACCGGAAGGAGGGATTCATCGGAGATTCTCTTTGGGATAGGAGACGATACTTCAGAAATGAAGACAAGATAAATGAGCTTGTGAACCACCCCATCCAATCAGGAGGGGCTGTCATTGTAAACGAAGGAATGATTGAACTCATTCATGGCGTTCAACCCTGGTTCTCGACAGAAGCTATTTCTTCTACTGGGAAGACTATCCCAGCCGGATGGCTCATCAATCATGGGCACGATGCCCTCTATCTTGAGGTGCCCGAAGATGAAGGGGAGGAAGCCTCCAAGATTCTTGAGGGCGCAATGAACAGAAGACGCAAGAAAAACCCTCTCCTCGACTACACAGCCGGGGCAGAGATTGGACATAGGTGGAACGAAGTATGATGAAAAAAAGTAAATGGGTAGAGACCGAGGTCGAAGTTGGAGGAGAAGTTTTCCTTATTCCCCTGCGTTGTCGGATGGAAGCAAAGAATGGGCAGTTCCGAACTCGCATTCAGATAAGGGATCTCCAGACCAATAAATGGCACGCACGCCATACGAGTGATTGGATGCGTCTTCCTGCGATCACAAAAGTCACACGCGACTATTTAGACACCCTGGCCGAGGGGATGGCAGATAAGCTTATCCACGATACTGTGGCCCATAATATGCTGCACCCAGATTGGAGAGTTCAGGATCTCGGTCCCGTCACGATTAATCCGAAGGGTGAGTGATGCCGATCTATGATTACGAATGCCAGTTGTGCGGAGAGGTGACAGAGGTCATCCAACGCCACATGGACCCTCCGCCTAAGTGCTGTGGAAGACTGACCAAGAAGAAGATTTCCAAGACCTCCTTCTCTCTCAAAGG